TGCACCCCTCTTAATTAATTTTGTTGCTGAAGCATATGTGGAAATGCATGAGCGAATTAAAAAATTAGGAGACTCTGGTAAGATATCAACATCAAATTCGAATTATTACCCATTCAAAGCAGATATGGGCTGGGCTTCTATTAATGAACAATACCATACGTATATAAATTTCTTATATGAACAATTTACTTCATCATACCTATCAGATTACGAAAAATTAAAACACATACGAAACTTTGACGATTGGATGAAGCATTTTATTCTATTTACAAATTTTATGTTGTCATACAACCCAATTACCAGAACGAACTTTATCCTAAAAAGAGAAGTTAGGTCTTTAATTACTGGTTTAGTGTTTGTTTTAAAGGATAAAGATTCTGGAGATGACAAAAAGAAGTATGAAGATTTCTTTGAAGATGTTAATTTTAAAAGCATTTCAGAAATTGCAAAGAGTTATGGGTTTTTTATAGATAAGAATGCGCCATGGCGCTTTGTTGCTAATTTAAATTCTAAATATATGACAGATAAGATGAATAAATGTGGCTATTCTAGCGTCCAAGATATGTTTGATAAATTATATTATAAGTCTTATTTGTATGATATGGAAATAATTCAAACTTATTTGTTATCTTTTTATAATTCTTTTGTTAATGGTTACCCAATTACTAATGTAATTACATCAGATGTGGACACTGGCGTAAGCACTAGAAGGCTTATCAGAAGATATCCTATCGAAAATTTAAACCTAACAGACAAACAAATGCTAGCTTTTTATTATTACATAAGGGCGAAAGAAGCTAGCAAAGATTGGGATCAGGGAAAATTTGACTATGAAGTGACATATATGGCTGGGATCTATAAGTCTCACGGAATTCCGGCTGCATTAAAATACATCGACGAAAATACAAGAAATTCGCATTACGCAAATGGTAATCCATCAAATCGTTACAGAATTCAAGGAAAAAATAGAATATACGACAACCCTAATTCGACTAAGGATAAAGGAACATACACATTTGTTCTTTCAAGATATTAAAACACAAACACCGGAGGCCATATGCTTTTTCAGACTTTAGATGATAAGGAAGAGTGCGTCAGTATATACATTGATGGTGAAATGACCCCACATTTGCCGATAGATATATCTAGAACGTGGAACTATTCGAATTTTTTAATTGACAAGGATCTAGATTATGCTCAAATATATTGTGGCGGGCAAAGCTTGAATGACGTATGCCCTGCTCATCTTTTGCCCCAATGGCAAAAGGTATATAATTCTTTGAAAGCATATTACAGAAGTTTCGGCACATCAAAGATAGACTTGAATGAGAACTGCTTCTTTGATATGGTGCCGAAAAGATTTCTAATGGAGTATTGTGAAGCCAAGAATGAGATCTGCGAATGGGTATTTCAAAAATATGACAGGCCGGAGAACTACAACTTGCTTGTCAATGCACAAAAGGTAATCAGCGATATGAAATATCGACAGTTAAATTTGGATGTTTCATATATGAAAAAGTATTTTCATGAAAAGAGAGCTAGAGATTTGATGAAAGAATACTCTGTAAGAGAAGCTTATTGTGATTTCAATTTGTATGGCTCTAAGACTGGACGCTTGGCAACAATGCCAAACTCTTTCCCAATACACAATTTGAAGAAAGAGTATAGAGGTATGATAAATTGCAATAATGATTTCTTTATTGAACTAGACTACAATGCAGCAGAAGCGAGAGTAGTTTTGGGTCTTTTGGGTAAAGAACAGCCAGACGACGATATCCACGAATATCATGCTGATAAATTATACAGGGGTTTTTTGACAAGAGATGAGGCAAAGACAAGGTTCTTTTCATGGCTATATAATCCAGAATCGGAAGATTATCTATCCAATAGAGAGTACGATAGACAATCTCTTCTCAACGAATATTACAAAAACAGCAAAATATCAACTGTATTCAACCGAAACATCAATTGTGATTTTGCTCACGCTTTTAACTATTTGATTCAAAGTACATGTGCAGACATGGTTTTAGAAAAGATGTATAATGTTTTTGATATCTTGCGTAACAAGAAAAGTTACATAGCCTTTACATTACATGACAGTATAATAATTGATTTCTCTTCAGAGGATAAAGGGTTATTGCCTTTTATATTGGCAGAATTTCAAAATACTAGGTTCGGTAAATTTAAAATATCTGTACATGCAGGTGAAAACTACGGTAATTTAAAAAAGATTAAGTGAGGTATCATGAATATAATTGGTATAGGTAAAGCAGGTTGCGCAATTGCTGAGATGTTCAAGCAATATGACCAGTATGACGTGTTTCAAATCGACGCTCAGTGCAAATATGAGAATTCGATTTCTTTAGGAAAGAAAGCATCAGTGGAGATGTATGACTCTGAGCCTATTGAGATGGAAATTGAAAATGCCGAAGAGGTTTCTTTATTTGTTTGTGGTTCTGGAAAGGTGTCCGGCTGCACTCTTAGGGTTTTAGAGAATTTTAAGAAGCGAGACATTACTCTATATTATATTTTTCCCAATATTGATTTGCTAGATAACAAAGGGAAGCTTAGAAATAGAGCACACTACAACATTTTGCAGCAATATGCCAGATCTGGACTATTTAAGAAAATGTTCATATTGCGTAATGAAAACATAAAGGACATAGTTGGGAAAACATCTGTCCTCAATTATTATAAGAAGATCAATGAAATGATTGTAAATTCAATTCACATGCTCAACTTTTTTAATAATTCTGAGCCAGCATTTGATACATTCCAAGATGACCTAAACACATGCAGGATCGCCACTATTGCATCTGTTGATATTGGCACAGAAGAAGAAAAAGAATTTTTTTCTTTAAAAAATGTAAATCAAATTAAATATTTCTTTGGTGTCAACCGTCTTACGTTAGAAGAAGATGAGGAGTTGATAACAAAAATCGAATCCTTGTCAACTTCTAAAAGCGATGAGAACTGCATAACTTCTTATGGCATATTTGAAACAACTTATGATTATAACTTCTGCTTTGCAATAAAATCAACAGCAGAAATACAAACACTGGAGAATTAATGTTAATGACTTATTATAAGGGAACTTTTAGCAAAACCACAGGAGAAGACCGCACAATGTATTTTGTGCGCTCTAAGGATTTGCCAAACTCTTTTGTGACCCAAAAGCTTAAAAGCTCAAAACACAAAAGAACACTTCAAGAGGGATCTGAGACTGTTTGGGATCTTGAAAAACAGGATTGGAGAACTTTTAATTGGTACTCTGCAAAGGGAAAAGTAGAAACTTTTGATGGTACCGAAGAAATTTTGAATAATTTCAAATCTTAAACGACTAACAATTAGCGAGATAATAAAGTATGTTATCTTGACTCTAGGCGATCAGCCACCATTAACTAAAGGAGATTAAAAATGGGTATTGATTTTAAGAAAATGCGACAAAAACTATTGCAACTGCAAAACAAAGGTTCTGGAAGTGCGAATGCTTTCTGGCGTCCTCAAGAGGGTGACAACAACATTCGAATCATTCCAACTGCTGACGGAGATCCTTTCAAAGAATATTGGTTTCACTACAATGTAGGTAAGAATCCGGGATTTCTTTGCCCCAAAAAGAACTTTGGCAAACCTTGTCCTTGTTGTGATTTTGCATGGCATATTATGGGTGAAGCAAAAGAAACTAACGATGTAGAAACATTGAAGTTAGCTAAGTCTCTGTTGCCACGACAACGATATTTTAGTCCTGTACTAGTACGCGGAGAAGAAGACGCTGGCGTTAAAGTGTGGGGTTATGGTAAGATGGCTTATAAAGAGCTTCTTGATTTAGTACTCAATCCTGATTATGGTGATATTACTGATGTAGCTGATGGCACTGATCTGGTGCTTAATTATGGAAAGCCTCCGGGAGCTTCTTTCCCACAAACCAAGTTACAACCTCGACGTAGGACCAGCCCAATGGTAAAAGAGGGCGCCGAGTCCTCGCATGCTAAAAATCTTTTGGATAGTATTCCTGAGTTTAAAGGCTTGTTTTTAGAGAAAACTGGTGATGAGATTGAAACTATGCTCAATGAATTTCTTTCCGGAAAATCAGAAGAATCTGATGCAGAGGATTCTTCAAATGAAACAACCAAGTATAACACTAACAAAAACTTTAGTAATAGTGGATCATCAAAAGTAGATGATGCTTTCAATGAGTTGCTTGGTTAGCCAGATCACTAACTCAATTAGTAGGGTTGAGAACCGCAGGGAGGCATGGGGTTACAGATGTCTCATTTTTATTAAAAATAATATTAGGAGTTTATTATGAGTATACAGATTGTTGGAATGCCAAAGAAAAAGAAAAATGTTTTTGACAATTTGAAAGTTCATGCTTCGAGTGTTTCTTATACAGATGTTTCTGTTGACATTGCTTCTTACCACAACAGAAGAACAGAGTATAAGACTCTCAAGAAATATCTTGAGAACGGGTATGACGAAAGATTATGGACCCATCCATCAGTGGCAGAATTGCCAAATGGGGAAAGATTTCTATACGATGGCGACCACCGCCGCCACATGTACAAGATAGCATTTCCAGATAAGAAGACAATGCCGGCAAAGGTTATAAAAGTCTCCAGCGCTGAAGAAATCTCAAAGCTTTTCATAGCAGTTAATAAGTCTAACATTAAGAGATTAACAACATCAGAATGTTATGTCCATGAAGTTCTATCAGCAGATAAGACTGCTTTGACAACTGAAGACTTTCTTAAAGCAGCAAAGCTAACAGTTTCTATGCAAACTGGGGAAGAGGGATCTTATGTGGGATCAGACAGTGGATTTTTTGGCGACAACAAAGTCACGGTGAACATAGGTAGATTTAAGACATGTATTTCTTTAGTAAAAAGCGATAAAAGTTCAATTACTAATTCAAGTAAGATTATTCAAGATCTATTCAAATGTGAACATGAGCGAGGCACACCTATTTGTGCCCAATTTTTGTCTGGACTATCTCTGATATTCAGCAATACAAAATTAACACCACACCACAAAGCCTATAAAAGCTTTGTTTCTTTCTTGCATGACCACAAGAAGCGTGTGACAACACAAAAGCTCTTCTCAGCCACTATGAGAAGTGCAGGTGGGTCTGTCTCTAATCACATAGAAAAATCAGTTGCATTGGGGATTCTCTCTGTTTATCAGAGCACTACTCCATCTGAATTGCAGACTATTAAAGAAGTTTTCGGACCTTACAAGAAGCAACTTCAAAATGAGTTGAAGAATAAATAATGGGAAGAGTATTAAAAATGAAAAGAAATGTAGGTAAATTATCAAAAAAAGATAAATTGAAGCTCCTCAACAAACTTGCAGGACAGGATGTTGCTTTTGATTTGAGCAACTCCAATCCAACGCAAGTAACAGACTGGATACCTACAGGATCTAGGTGGCTAGATTCGATCATTAAGAGAGGCCAACTGGGTGGGATTCCAGTTGGAAAGATAACAGAGATAGCTGGCTTGCAGTCAACTGGTAAATCCTTTCTGGCTGCACAGATATCGGCAAATGCCCAACAAATGGGCAGGGATGTGTATTATTTCGATTCTGAGTCTGCAATAGACCCCACGTTCCTAGAACGTGCAGGATGTATTTTAGACGACGAATCAGACGATTATGGGGATTTTACATATGTGCAGGCGAAGAGTGTAGAGTTTGTGTTGGAGTCAATTGAGGCCGTGATTAATGCTGGCGTTGAGGGTGCATTATTCGTGTGGGATTCGGTCGCTTTGACTCCAACTATCTCAGATATGGAGACAGATATGAACCCACAACGGACCATGGCGATGAAAGCTAGAATCCTATCTAAAGCGCTTTCAAAATTGATTCAACCTATTACGAATTCAGATTCGATTCTTTTATGTTTGAATCAACTTAAAGCGAATATCAGTGCTAGTTCCCCAGCGATGGCCCTCACTACACCTTATATTACACCGGGTGGTAAAGCTCTAAACTATGCTTATTCATTGCGAATCTGGTTAACCGGTAGAAAAGCAAAAGCTAGTTTCGTCTATGACGATAGAGGTTATCGAATCGGCTCTGAGGTCAAGGTTAAACTTGAAAAGTCACGCTTTGGTACGCAAGGAAGAACGTGTAACTTCAAGATTCTTTGGGGTGATAGTGTGGGAGTTCAAGACGAAGAGAGTTGGTTTGACGCTATTCATAGCTCCCAATACTTAAAAAACTCTGGTGCTTGGTTCTCGCTGGACATGGGTAATGATAAGGTTAAGAAGTTTCAGAAGAAGAGTTGGGTCGGCTTGGTTCGAGAGGATGAAGAGTTTAGGAAGCGAGTTTTAGAGATTATGGATGAAGAAGTAATCTTGAAGTTTGATAAGAGACTTGGGGATGCTTCCAACTACTATGACACTGAAGGGGGTGATGCCGATAAATAAAAATTTCATCTCATGTATGTTGTGGTGTTCAGCCCTGCTGCTTCGGTAGCAGGGTTTTTTTATTTTGAATATATTTAACAACTCATACGTCTTAAGACCCAACCCAAACAAGGAATAAAAAATGAAAAGAATATTAGTTATAGATGCACTGAACATGTTTTATAGAGCATATGCAAAAGACCCTAGCTTATCGCTAAGCGGCAATCCAATTGGTGGATGTCTAGGCTTTCTAAAGTCTTTTCAGAAATCAATCAGATTAACCAATCCGGATGATGTGGTTATCGTTTGGGATGGTGCCGGCGGCAGCAATAAGAAGAGGCATATCAACAAAGAATACAAACAAGGCAGAAGAGTAGTACACATGCCAAAAGACATGAATGGTCGGCTTGACGGCGATGAGGAATTGCACAATAAAATCTGGCAGCAGAGTCGCCTATTTGAGTATTTAGATAACCTGCCTTTCTGTCAGTTTACTTTTGAGGGTGTCGAAGCAGATGATGTAATATCAGCCATTGTTCGCTCAGATGTCACGAAAGATATGCAAAAGGTAATTTTCTCAAATGACTATGATTTTATGCAACTTTGCGATAAATCTACTGTTTTGTACCGCCCAGCGAAGAACAGTATTCTGTCTTTAAATACAATACTGGAAGAATATAAGATACACCCGAACAATATGGCATTAGCCCGAGCTATCGCTGGAGATAAATCAGATAATTTGCCGGGCGTTCCGGGAGTAGGACTATTTACTGTAGCTAAATATTTTCCCTTTTTATCTGAAGAGGAAGATTACAGCGTTCAAGATCTCATTGTTAAGTGTGAAGATAAACTTCTTAATGAAAAGAAAGGGAAGAGAACATTGGAAAAAATATTAGAACACGGAGAGGCAATTCAGCAGAATTATAGAATAATGCAGTTGTACAATCCGTCTATTAGTTATAACAGTAAAAAAGAAGTTGATTACTGTTTAAGCAATGTTGAAAGACACTACAATATGACAAAGTTTAGACTGATGCTGGCAGAAGATGGCTTCATGTCTTATGGCTGGAACATATTGGAAACGACAATGAAAAGAATAATCACTCAATAAACATGGGAGGCAACATGAACATGAGAAAAGAGGAAAGTTTTTCCTTTTTCGGGAAAGCATTTCAAGAAAATTTATGCCAGATATTGCTAGAGGATAGACCCTTTTGCGATCAGATGTCAGAAGTTTTAGAATTTAAGTTTCTCGAATTACAATATCTTCAGACATTTGTACAGAAGATATTTGAATACAGAGACAAATATGGAGTGCATCCGACCTATCAGATCATGACCTCCATATTGAGAACACAGATAATGGATGAGAACGAAGCTTCTCAGAAGCAAATAAGAGATTACTTCTCTAGGATTCAAACGAATAGCGTTGAGGGGGTCGACTATATCAAGGAAGTAAGTTTAGACTTTTGCAAAAAGCAAAAGCTAAAAGAGGCGTTGTTTGAAACCATCAAGCTTCTCCGAACTTCCTCATTTGATGAGATAAGTAAGGTTATCAACGATGCTTTGCAGCTTGGCTGCGATTATGATTTTGGGCATGACTACCTTGTTGACTTTGAAGAGCGATTCAGTATCAGAGCTAGAGATCCTGTAACAACTGGCTGGGATGAGATTGATTCTATAACCAAGGGCGGCCTAGGAAAGAGTGAATTAGGTGTTGTGATTGCACCAACAGGCGCAGGAAAGTCTATGGTATTAGCTCATCTAGGCTCAACAGCCGTTAAAGAGGGCAAAACAGTTGTGCATTATACCTTAGAATTGGCAGACAAAGTGGTTGGCCAAAGGTATGACAGTTGCATAACAGGCTTGCCTCTTTCGGACTTAAGAAAATTTAAAGAATTAGTTTACGATAATATTAGTCAAATCGAGGGCAAGCTAATAATTAAGGAGTATCCAACGAAATCAGCCTCCACTCAGACGATAAAAAATCATATCGAACGCCTGAAGAAGAGAGGCATGAAGCCAGACATGATTATTGTGGATTATGCTGACTTACTTAAACCTATTAAGGCACACAAAGAGAGGCGAATGGATTTAGAGAACATATACGAAGAGATTCGTGCTATAGCCCAAGAGAATGAATGTCCGGTATGGACAGCTTCTCAGACAAACAGATCCGGCCTCAATGCAGACGTTATAACTATGGAAGCAATTTCTGAGGCTTTCAACAAATGTTTTGTTGCGGATTTTATCTGCACAGTGTCTCGCACCATAGAGGATAAGACATCCAACACAGGCCGTATGTTTGTAGCAAAGAACAGGAATGGTGTCGATGGCTGGGTGTATCCTTGTGAAATTGACTGGTCGCGTGTTAGCATTAAGGTGTTGCAACAGAGTGATGAAACAGTCGCAGAGATAAAAGAAAAAAGCTTGGCAGATAAGAAAGCAGAGCTACTCAGAAGATACAAGAGCAACAAGGAGGGGGAATAATGAAATTAGAAAAACAGATTTTATCTGAGATAACAGTTTACATGAAGTATGCGAGATATTTACCAGACAAGAACAGGAGAGAGAACTGGGACGAATTAGTTACCAGAAATATGGAAATGCATATTAAAAAATTTCCCAACCTAGAAGCAGAAATTAGAAAGGCTTATGATTATGTTTACAGGAAGCGCGTTCTTCCCTCTATGAGATCAATGCAATTTGCCGGTAAACCAATAGAAATAAGTCCCAATAGAGTATTCAATTGCGCCTATGCTCCAGTTGATGATTTACGTGTTTTTGGGGAAATTATGTTTCTTCTCCTTGGTGGCACTGGTGTTGGGTTTTCTGTACAAGGGCACCATGTTGAAAAGCTTCCATCGATACTTAAGCCAAACAATAAAAGAACAAGACGTTTTCTGGTGGGTGACTCTATTGAGGGATGGTCTGATGCCGTGACGGCTTTGATTAAATCATACTTTAAGGGCACTTCTAGACTAAGATTTGACTATTCAGATATCAGACCGAAAGGTTCGCTACTAATTACAAGCGGCGGCAAAGCGCCGGGACCACAACCGTTGAGGGAATGCCTTGTCAAAGTTGAAGGAATACTCGAAGAAAAAGAAAATGGAGAAAGACTCTCCTCTATTGAAGTTCATGACATCGTTTGTCATGTCGCCGATGCTGTTCTGGCTGGCGGTATCCGCAGGGCTGCTCTCATTTCTCTGTTTAGCCTTGACGATGAAGATATGCTCGCGGCTAAATCAGGCAGTTGGTGGGAGACTAACCCCCAACGTGGTCGCGCTAACAATAGTGCTGTTATTATGCGCCATCGCATTGATGAAGAGCGGTTTGTAAAGATATGGGAACGTATCAGAGCTTCTGGCTGTGGAGAACCCGGCATCTACCTGACAAATGATAAAGAGTATGGCTGCAACCCTTGCTGTGAAATTGCTTTGCGACCTTTCCAATTTTGTAATTTGACAGAAATGAATGTTAGCGATGTTGCCTCGCAAGAAGAGTACGAAGCCATGGCAAAGGCAGCTAGCTTTATTGGTACTCTCCAAGCTTCTTATACGGACTTCCACTATCTTCGACCTGTTTGGCAGAGAAATACAGAAAAAGATTACCTTATAGGTGTGTCGATGACAGGTATAGCTTCTGGCAATGTATTGCATCTGGACATGTCATCCGCAGCTAAAGTTGTCAAAGAAGAGAATGCCAGAGTCGCCAACTTGATAGGGATAAAGCCTGCTGCCAGATGTACGACAACTAAACCGGCAGGCACAACCTCGCTAGTGCTGGGTACATCAAGCGGCATTCATGCATGGCATAACGATTATTACGTAAGAAGAATAAGAGTTGGGAAAAATGAAGCAATATACAACTATTTATTAAATAACCATCCAGAATTGGTGGAAGACGAATATTTCAGACCTCATGATACGGCTGTGATCTCTGTGCCACAAATGGCTCCAGTCGCTGCCATAACAAGAAGTGAGACTGCAATTAACTTATTGGAGAGAGTAAAAAAAGTACATAAAGATTGGGTTAAAAAAGGCCATCGAAGCGGCCAAAATACCAATAACGTCTCAGCAACTATCACAGTAAAAGAAAAAGAATGGGAAGAAGTTGGGCGATGGATGTGGAAGAACCGTAATTACTATAATGGTCTTTCTATTTTACCACATGATGGTGGCACCTACACTCAGGCACCATTTGAAGACTGTTCAGAGGAACAATATGAAAAAATGTTAAAACATCTTGTAGAGGTTAATCTGGAAAATATAGTAGAAGTCGATGATGACACTAACTTGAGTGGCGAATTAGCATGTGCAGGTGGTGCATGCGAGATAGTATTTAATTAGGAGAAAACAAATGAAGAAACTTTTTGAGAACTGGAGAAGATATACATATCTTGCCGAAGCAACACAATGGACAAAATATCAAAGAATCACAGATATGCTAAGAGGCAATATTGACGCTGTTGATGAGATCTCAGTGTTAACTCCGGAGAATCCTCATGCACAACCCACGCCGGCTGTCAATCCTGCAAGAACGGAATTGTTTTTGGGTATGTTGCAATCCGCCGGCTTTGGGTATAGGCAGATTGACGGTATGTATGGCGGCCCAGAAACATCATATGTTGTGCCGCATATGTCTATTGAGGAGGCTGCTCGATTTTCTTATATGTTCGGGCAAGAATCTTTTGTATATTCTATGAAGCAAGATGCTAGAGAGCCAGACGCTCAGGCCATCAGCATGCTGCATCAACTGATTATGATTGATGGTTATGAATCTGCTCAAGTGGATGAGCAATATGACACGGAAGAGTATGGAGATATTTACTTGGTACCTGATGAGGTGCAACACCATGTTGATGTTGAGTCCAACGATTTGGTTGAGTTTGGGAAATTGATGGACGAGAAAGACTTTTTCTCCAGCATTCCAGATAAACATTATATCGATACGGATACTGGCGAAGAAGTAACGAAGAAAGGGCCTAGGTTTAAGATGGATTTCTACCCTGATGAACCAAAACAGGTAGTAAGAGGTGAACCGGTTTCTCCTCCCGGCTCTGGTCCAAGGTACATGAGAGAGGGTACTTATATATTTGTTGACCCAAATGAAGTACCTGTAACAAAAGAATCTAAAAAGCTATTGGAAAACATCCGAAAGAGAACAAAACTTATAAAACAGAAAAATAGAATGGGTAAGTCAAAATACCATCATAGAAAGATGATCATTCAAGAAAAGAAGAAGCTTTTAAAAATTATGGAGGAAAAGTGAGCTTAAAAGTAAAACCATGTAACAGACATTTATTGGTCGAAGAAAACAACAAAGAAGAAACTCATGAGGAAACAAAATTTGTCTTGCCTGATGATTATGTAAAGAAAGATCCATTCACGGTTGTGAAAGTCTTGGACTTCGCTGATGACTGTGAAAAGATAAAAAAGAAATCTATATTAGCCGTTGTGCCAACAAATATGATTGAAACTATTGCGGTCAACGGAAGTACTTATAAAATCGTACAAGAAAATTACGTAAATTTGCTGATAGGCTAGGAGGTATCATGAATGAGTACAATAACAAAATATATTTATATGATGATGGAATTGGTTCGGTGGCCTACGTTGATCATATGGGTACTGACCTTACCATTGTTAATGCTGCACGGGTTTCCTATGGCAATAGCAAATCTGAGCTTGATAACAGAGATAAGAGGCTTATTAAATATCTCATCAGACATAGGCATACCTCAACACTTGAGCACAACACTGTTACACTTAAATTTGTGGTGCCTCTATACGTTCGCTCTCAGCACCATCGCCATAGAACATGGAGCTATAATGAAATATCTAGAAGATATACAGCGGAGAATCTCAGCTTCTACCTCCCTGAGAAATTCAGAACTCAACATAAATCGAATAAACAAGCTTCTAACCAAGAAGAACTAGTTAATCCTGTGATGTTTCCCAGAAAGGAATATAATATTATGCCCAGTTCATACTTGACAGCAAGGGATTGCTATCTTTCGAGCATTCAAGACTCTCTAAAGTATTACGATGAGATGATGAAAAGGGGTGTCTGTCGCGAACAGGCCCGAGGCATCCTTCCGCAATGCCTATACACTGAATATTATGGTACATGCAATCTAAATAATCTTTTGAAGTTTATCGATTTAAGACTAGATTCACACGCTCAATGGGAAATACAACAGGTTGGCAAGGCATGCCTAGAGATAGCAACAGATCTATGGCCGAACGCTGTTCAATCTTACAGAGAAATTAAATATGGGAATAAACAAGCTCAGACAAGTTAGATACGAATTTGATGAATGTTTAGTCGGACAGACTGTAAGCTGTTTGATGTATGCGTATATTCACAACTTACCAGTCATAGGGATAGAGAAATACAAGCCTTTACGATATAGCTATATCGATGCTGATGTTGATCTATCCCCTCTCTCAATTGAAAATGAAATTAATATACTGAAGACCTTAGAAAGCAGGCCGGACGTTAGATTCGGCATGGAAGAAATAAAATTGTGGCATATTTTGAGAATTCACTTGTCATATGCCGGCTTGTTGCCTTGTTTCGGCATGTATGATACAATTGATATACAATCCCAAGACCTCATTGTTTTACCCATTAAGAACAAAAACATTGAAGTGCATTGTCAAGATTTTGTCTTTTATGATACCTTGAATACACCTTTGTATGAGGTGAATGACTATATTAGTATCAACAAAAACTCCAATATACCAATCGATTATCATGACAATATGGAGATCGATTGGCCTTATTTTAAGGAAATGCATTTTTATCCAACAGATCGGGTCCAAGGCAATCATACAAACAAGAAAGACGTATGCGCCAAGTCTATATTATGTGCAGAAAAGTTGAACAGTTTTGAATATTCAGAGTTGTCTTCTCGTCTTAAGGTGGAATATTTTTTAACATCAGAGATGGATATTAAATCATCGCTAAAATTGGACAGAAGAGAATTTATACCCTCTTTTGAAAGCTACTTTACACTAACTCAGATATTAAATCTTGAAATGTCATATGACTTGGAAAAGATTAGTTTGTTTAAGTACTGCACCGATTGGTTAAGAATTGGCTCATTGAAGGTTTAATGAAAAGTGGTCCGAAAAATCCCAATAGTTTCCACCTATCTGGAATAGTACCGGTGCATGGTCAAGAGACAGACTTTAAATTCCCATGGCCACCCTGCTTAATGCCGCTAGACAATAATTATAGTTTGGTGCATAGGTCAATTGTAGAGTGTGCGTACGCTGGTTGTGAAACAATATGGGTTGTATGCAATGACGATATCGCACCTATAATAAAAACGCAGGTTGGCGATTACATCCATGACCCAAAGTATTATTATCGCAGAGCTAACCCCAAACCCACGGATGAGCAGAAGATGATACCAATATACTTTGTGCCTATCCACCCAAATGATAGAAACCGAAGAGACTGTTTAGGCTGGGCAGCCCTGTATGGTGCTTATAGTGCATACCTGACAGCCAGAGGTTTTTCGGAATGGCTCCTACCTGACAAGTACTTTGTCTCGTTCCCTTATGGAGTGTATGACCCGTCAATAGTCGATAAGTACAGAAGCAAGATATCCTCAAAGAATAACTTCTACTTGACCCATGATGGCAAAAGCGTAAAGGATGATAGATACTTGGCCTTTACGTTTGATCCCAAAGACTTTATTGAATGCAGAAAAGATTTCAGAGCCAAAGCTAACCTTTTATATATTAAGGGAAACGTAGAATCAGGCTTTCAGAAAGAGAAGCTACCAATAGGTGAGAGATACACAGGTCGTTATTTCAAGCTGTCTCAGGTCTTTGATAAGCTCGACCTTTCAGAGGCTAACTCAGGGGCCGTGGAGCACTACAATACTGTTGTAACGTGGGAGCAGTATAGAGACTATTTTCGTGGCCCTGACTTGGTTTCCAACCCAAACGCAAGATGGTTCGAGAGAAACCGCTACAGGAAATCGCTTTTATATTTAAATGAATTTAAAGAAGAATAATTTTGAATATATTTATTCTCCTGACGTCTTACTACCCTAACACTACAACGGAGGAAAATATGAGTAACCTTAAATTCGTTAATCTTCACGCTCACAGCGGAGTAGGCTCTCCTTTCGATGGTTTTGGGTATCCCCAAGACCACATGGAATATGCTTACAACAATGGAGCAAAAGCTCTGGCCCTCACGGACCATGGCAATATGAATGGCTTGGCATATCAAGTGCTGCATGCAAAGAACATGGCTGCCAGAGGCATTGATTTCAAACCAATCTATGGTGTCGAGGCTTACTTCATCCCATCTGTTTCTGAGTGGAAGACTAAGCTTGAAGAACACAAGGCTGACAAGAAGAAAGCCAAGCAGATATCAAAAGAGAAGTCCGGCACTAACATAGAAGACGAGGGAGCTTCCAAGTCTGCCGGTCGAGAGCTAAACCGCGCCAGACATTTGGTGCTCCTCGCCATGAACGAGAAAGGCTTGGAGAACATCTTCAAGATGGTTTCTATCAGTCATACACCGGGCTACTTCTATCGCAAGCCAAGGGTTGACTTCGACGTTCTAGAAGCTCATTCTGAGGGCGTAATAGCCCTTTCTGCCTGTCTTGGAGGCATCTATGCCGGATGCTACTGGCAACACAGAGAAGAGGGAGAATCCGCTGTTTTGAGCGCTATGCGCGATGTAACCCATAAGATGATTGACATCTTTGGTGACCGTTGGTATGGCGAAATTCAATGGAATCATGTGCCAGAGCAGCATGATTTGAATAAATATATAATTAAAATGCATGAAGAGTTTGGAATCCGTCTTGTTTCAACGGCAGACTCTCATTATCCAACACCTGATGCTTGGAAAGATAGAGAACTTTATAAACGTCTGGGATGGCTTGGCAGGTCCAAGCCGGAATGGCTTGACATGAACCTGCCGCTTAGTGTGCAGGAGTTAGAATGTGAACTCTATCCTAAAAATGGAGATCAGATGTGGGAAGCTTACAAACATTACTCTAAAGAGTGTGGGGTGACATATGACGATAACATTGTTCTTGAGTCAATTGAAGAGACTCATCGAATTGCTTTTGAGCGTATTAAAGGATTTTACCCTGATGACACCGTTCATCTACCTGACTTTGTGGTTCCTGCTGGATATACTGCCGACGAGTATCTAGCCAGAATATCAACCGAGGGTTTATATAATATCCTCAAAAGCAACCGTAACTTGACTTCTGCAAAGAAATATAAACCCAGACTCGATCGCGAACTTAAAGTAATTGCTGATCGTGGGTTTTCAAAGTACTTCTTAACCATGAAAGCCATCAGCGACAAAGCCAATGCAACAATGCTTTCTGGCCCGGGCCGTGGCTCTGCTGCTGGTTCTTTAGTAGCTTACGCTCTTGGGATCACACAGGTCGACCCAATTGAGCATGGACTTCTATTCTCTCGCTTTCTCCGCTCTGATGCTAAAGACTACCCAGACATTGACTACGATGTATCTGAACCTATGGTTCTCAAAGAGCAGCTTATCAAGGAGTGGGGTGAGGATACTGTTGTGCCCATCTCGAACTGGAATACACTACAACTGCGATCTCTCATCAAGGACATCAGTAAGTTCTACAACATCCCGTTTAAGGAAAGCAATATCGTAACAAACAAGATGATGAATGAGGCAACACCTGCTGCCAAGAAGAAGCATGGCATCAAGGCTGGAGTTTATACTCCAACTTGGGAAGAGGTCATGGAGTACAGCACTTCATTGCAGGACTTCTTGAAGAAGTATCCACAGGTAGAGAGTCACGTTAAAGCTCTGGTGGGTCAGTATCGTTCATGCTCTCGACACGCTGGTGGTGTGGTAGTCTCAGAAGAAATCAATAAGCGTATGCCTCTCATTCGCTCTGGCGATGTATTGCAGACTCCATGGAGTGAGGGCCAGAACGTCAGACAGTTAGAACCTATGGGTTTCATCAAGTTTGATATTCTTGGGTTGAGCACTCTTCGTATGATTGAGTCCTGCATCAAGAGGATCTTGGTTAAAGAGGGTACGCCCAACCCAGCTTTCAGTGATGTTATAGAATATTATAATAAGCACCTGCATCCTGATGTCCTCGACACTGACGACCTAACAGTGTACGAAAATGTATTCCATGAGGGCAAATGGGCTGGCATCTTTCAGTTCACAGAACATGGTGCTCAGAACTTCTGTCAGAGAGTCAAGCCGACCTCCATCGTTGATCTCTCTGCTGTAACAAGCATCTTCAGGCCCGGCCCATTGTCTGCTGGTGTTGATAAGGACTTTATGTATGCCAGAAACAATCCTGATGAGGTACACTATGAGAACCACACCGTTCGTGACATTACAGAAGAAACATATGGCTTCTTGATATTCCAAGAGCAGATTGCAATGCTGGCTCATAAGCTTGGCAACAACATATCTCTTGATGAGGGGAACCTGCTAAGAAAGCTCTTGACCAAGAAAGGTACAGGCAAGACCGCAGAGAAGAAGAACTCAATTCGAATTAGGTTCATCGGTGGTGCATGCAAGAATGGGTTGACCATCGAGGATGCAGAGGATCTATGGCGCCGATTCGAATACTTCTCAGGCTATGGCTTCAATAAGTCACACGCTGTCTGTTACTCTATCGTGTCTTATCAGTGTGCATGGCTCATGACTTACTATGAGGGCGAGTGGTTGGCTTCATATTTGGATCACGAATCAGATAAGAAAAAAGAAAAAGCAATTGCTGTGGCAAAGTCTTTGGGCTACAAGATCAAGCCTGTCAACATCAACACATCCGGCAAACGATGGGAGATACAGGACAAGACGCTCTACTCTCCGCTCACTGCCATCAAAGGCTTAGGTGACGCTGCAATGCAGCAGATTGTAGCTAACAGACCTTTCAAGACAGCAGAAGAGTTTCTATTCCATCCGGATGTTACATACAGCAAGCTTAACAAGAAAGCATTGGATGTTCTATTTCGTGCTGGAGCCTGCAATCATCTGGTTGATGAGAGGTTCACCGGCAATAAACACTTCTGGTCTGCTGCTATCGTCGATAGACCTAAGACCAAGAGCAAGTTCCTCAAGAATATAGAAGCTTATGGAGAAGAGGGAGACTTTACTGTGCATGAGATTATCCACAACAAAGTTTCATTGACAGGAGTCTACCCTTTTGAGTTGATTATGGATGAGGAGATGATTGAAGACCTTAATCAGAAATCTGTCGTACCCATCTCAGAGCATGAGCTTGCCATGGTTGTCAACAGAGAGAGCAAGAGCGGCAGGACAACTACCATGTATCTTGTTTGGTTCGTTCCTCGTACTCTCAAGAAGAGAAAGACAGCGAGAGGTGCTGAGTATTGGGTACTGGATGTGATTGACTGCAACAATGTCATAACAACTGTTCGCTGCTGGGCGCCAAACCCAGAGAAAGATAAGATTCTGACAAACAGGCCTTACATGGCAACGCTTGAGTATACTGAGCAGTGGGGCTTCAGCACCAGATCAGTCAAGCACAACTTTAGAATCTTGAAAGAAGATTGAATATAATTAAAATCAAAACGTCTAATAAATACTAACACTAAACAAGGAGTTAAAATGGATTTAGGGAATCTAAAAACAGAAACAACTGAAGAAGAGCAGACGCACAAGCGTAACCCTCAAAAGAAAGTTTGGGAAGATGCTGGAACCTTTAATACTTATGCAGAAGCAAAAGCGAAGATGAACTCGCTGCAAAGTGAGGGTAAGATTCGTCGTTGTGGCCCTCAAGGTTTGAAATATAAAGTTAAGAGAGTAGTTAAGCATTTGGAGGGCAAATGAAAGTTAAAATAAAAAAACTACATGTAGATGCAGTGATCCCAACTTATGCTAAACAAGGTGATGCTGCCTTAGATTTAGTAGCGGTCACTAAAGGTATTGATCGATATGGCAATATTGTGTATGGCACGGGACTCTGCATGGAAATCCCAGATGGTTATGTAGGTCTTCTATATCCCAGAAGCTCAATATCTAGAACTCATTTGATGCTGGCTAATTCTGTTGGCGTTATAGACAGTGGGTATAGAGGTGAGATAATGTTGAAGTTCCGGAACGTTAATGGAATTGTAATTGACC